CTCGCACAACAGCACCATTTGATGCAGTCAAAAATTCAGAATTGCTGTAAATTTGATTAGATAAATTTGTTATAATTAATTTATAATTAAGTATTAATTGCTTCTGTAATGTTCTATCAGAACTATACTGTGTTCCATAGTTGGCAAATCTTGTAGTCTTTACTTTTGCTATTGTATTGCTAATTGGAAAGATTTCTGGATTTGTATCAACAGCAAGGATATAATCATTATTAGTATAATTTCTACCACCATTGGTAACTTCTACAGAAACTATTCTACCATTAACTATTGTTGGTTTTATTATAGCGCCAGAACCCGTAGAACTGATAACTTTTAATATAGTATTAGAAGAATATCTTCTTCCTTGATTTAATACTGAAATATTGTTGGTTAAAGAACCAGAAGAAAGAGAATATGTAAATTTAGCGTTATCAAGATCAGAATGAATTATACCTTCAACTAAAGGAAGTTTTTTATATCCTTCGCCACCATCAATATTTTTTATTTTTGAAATTTTACCTATAGATGATATTGATGTAGTAGTGTAAGAAACATTGCTATAAGATAAACTTTCAAGTTGCGATGAAATACTAAATTTAAACTTAGTAGGAGATATAACATCAATTACATGAGAACTAATAAAATAATTATCTCTAATATTAAAGTATGTTTTATTGTTTTCAATTCTATTAGTTTTATCAAAATAATAAACTCTTGAAATAGAATTTATATTAAAGATTGAATAATTTATAGTAATTGTAGATCCAGAAACTCCTGGTGTACCTGATCTAACAATATTAGGTATAGCACTAATATTGCTTGAATCTTCGCTAAAAGACATAACATTACCAAAATTACTTCCATCACTTATATCAAATACATAAGTGCTACCTCTAATCATGTCTAGAGACAAATCTCTGACATAATAATTTCCTGTATTTGTTGGATCTATTTCCCAATAAATTTTTTTGGGAGTAACTGATGATATTGTTATCTGTCTTGCACTAGGAGTAGATGAATCTGATACTACACTAGTATTAATGATAGTACCTGATAAGATTTTAACTTCTATTTTAGAATTAAGCTTATCAATACTATAAATTGTTCCAGAAATTCCAGATGAAATTAAAGAATTTCCAATTTGAATGTTATAATCATTTTGAAAATCGGGAATGTATAATTTTACACTATTTGTTGCAGCATGTAATCTCAAAGGAGAATTTAATTGTGCTCTACTAACTGTAAACTGATTATTAGTATAATTGATACTAATAATTCTCATAATTTCATCATTAATTAAAATATAATCATTATTTCTATATTGAGAGGCATTAATAACGTTAATTGTAGACTGATTCAAAGATACATCAACATCAAGAGTTGTTGTAATGTTAGGTTTTGTATAATGTATTGTTTGATATGTACCTACTCTTACTTTAAATGTTTTGGTTGTTTGTAAAACATTATTATCAATATTTAAAATTACAGAATCTCTGTTTGATAATAGATGTGGTTGAGTAGTAGTAACAATGGCTTCATAAGGAATAGAATATTGAGGAGCACTAATTTTAGTTGGGTATGGAAATTGAGAAATGCCATTTGTAATAGTAACACCAGAGGCAGTATATCCAGAAAGAACTGCATAAGTAACAGAACTCACAGTAACACCAAATATAGATTCAATACTAGCTAAAGAACCAGAACCTTCAGTATTATCGCTGTTAATAAAAAGAAAATCATTAACTTTATAATCAGAACTTGAATTTGAACAAATATATGAATCTACAGATCCTCTTTCAACGCTATTAATTAAAATTCGTGCATCAAATCCCTTATTTGGTGTATTTAAAGTTCTTATTCTTTTTGCGTCTTGTGGTAAATTAGATTCAATTTGATTGTGTGATATAGTATTGTTTAATTTTGATGGTACTGAATTATAATTTTTTCCTATAATATAAGGGAATATTCCTTCACCAAAAGGATCAACTGATATAAAATATGCATAAGTTCCATTCGGAAACTCAGGAGTCTTGCAAAAACGACCATTATTTTCATCTAAATCTCCAAGAGCAGAAACAAAATCATAGTCTTCAATAAATGCTCCAAATGGATACTCAGAAACACTAGGACGATTTGATGTAGTAGTATTCAACGAATAACTACTCACCATTCTTCTTATAGTAGAAACACTGGCAGGGTTAGTATAACCATATGGACCATAAATTGGATTTCCATCATACGCCCATCCTAAAATAGGAGAATGACTAAAATTAGAATCTATTTCAGCATAATCAAAAGAAGGACCCTTAACATTATCATTTAATTCACTTCTAAGTAATTTTGGGTTAAGTGCATATGCATATTGCAATCCATAACGAACATCTGCACTATTATACAAGTAACCATTACCACCATCAACCCTTTTATTTTGAGATAACTGCCATTGTCCAGAAGTATTTCTGACATATTTTAATTTAAATACTCTATCATAATTCCATCTTCTTACTTTTGCTGTTGCCTGTACTCCAGTACCATTTGATATTAAAGAAATTCTAATATTACTTCTATTTGAATAGTCAATTCCACCAGATATCACGTCAATACTAGTAACAGAACCATTATTAATATTTGCTCTTGCAAAAGCACCTTTACCAGTACCAGATAAATCTGTAATTAAAACATTAGGTGCAACGATATAATTATTCCCACCATTAGTTACTGTAATATTTCTAATCTGACCCCTAACAATATCAAAATCATTGGCAATTGTTGCTGTTGCATCAAAACCATATGCAACTTCTAAATTAAAATCATCAGTATAATTGATTCCACCATTTAATACATTAATTGATAATACTTTACCATTACTTATATTTGCACTAAAAGTAGCACCAGATCCAGTTGCACCTAAAAGTCTAAAAACAGGTTGGACATTATCCAAAAATCCATATCCATTCTGAATAAGTTCTACTGAAATTATATTACCAAATTTTTCTGATTCTAGATCTTGGCAACTATAAGCTTCTACGCCATTTACAAACAGACCAATTGACCTATTGCCAACTGGTTGAAGTTGAGTAACTTTTTCTGTTTTAAGAGGTATTGCTTTTAATAAAAATTGATTTGATAAATTGTTACCTACACCAATAAAAGGACCTACAGGATGACTAGGTAATCCAGTAGATGATACATAAGCAAAATTATTTGTTTTATATACTGCTCCAATTTCAGTAATGATATTTTTTATTAGATTGTTTATCACTACGTTTGAACTAGTTGCAGTAAAACCATTTTCATTAATTCTCCATGAAGTAAATTGTTTTCTGCTATCCAATACACCATTTTGAGATATTTCAATATTCTCATTCTCATTGTAATAAGAAGAACCATCTACAATACTAGTTGATGACATGACTCCTAAGAGTCTCATTGTAATAGTATTAATTTTACTCTTAATTCCACTCTTATATCCATAAAGATACTCAGTAGTGGTAATAGATGTAAAATTTTGATGTGTAGAAGCTACTGTGTTATAAGATCCCCTAGAACAATCAAAAAATTGATTAAACGATTTATAGCGGTACGTTATAACTTCATTATTAATCTGTATAACACCATTTTCCTCTGGGAACCCAATAGTGCTATCTACAGTAATAGTAGTATCATTTGGTGTTAACTGCTTTCTCAAGATTGTTTCTTGAGGCACAGAAAAATTCTGTCTATTTAAAATATTCAGTCTTATTTCGTAAATATTTTTATTTCCAGAAGCATAGTTTGTGATGTTATTTACTAAAATACTATCAACAACTGCAGTAACTTGTATGTTCCCTGTAATATCAGTTTGAATTAATTCATTTCCGACTAAATCATACGGATTTCCTATTATAGATTCTACTTTGATAATATCATCTACTGTCCAATCAGAATATGATGATTTTATCAGATAATCTTTTGGATATCTAATTTCAATTTCTTCATCAAAGATAGATCTGAATAAAAATTGAATTGATACGTTAGTTCCTTTGTAACTATAAAAATCTTTTATATTTTCTAAGATAGTTACAATATCAATATCAGAATCTATCCTTTTATATGGGAATCCTTCTAAATATTGCTCTTCATAATTTTTTAAAATGGAATATAAAAATAAATTAGATAAATTAATTACACTGGTTCCAGAAAAATGAGATGCCGCTACAGATTGCTGTACTTTAGTACCAAAATCTTTTAATTCAGTTGTTGCTGAATAACCTCTATAACAATTTAAAAGAGTTTTAGTGCGATAATTAATATCTTTATAAAAAATTATTTCATTATCAATTTGTATAATTCCTTCACTTTTAACAAAACCATCTGTTGATTTTAACCTTATAGTAGTTTGAGTAGCAGATATATTTTGATCTAATGATGAAGTTTTTATTAGATTATTTTTTGACAAATGATCTAGATCTTTATATTCTATAATATTTTCAGATATATCAAGAATTCCGCCTCTTATCTCAAGGGACTTATAGTACTCTTCAAAAAATTTTACAAAAGTAGGAAATTCATTGACAATAAAATCTGGTAATAAGTGTTCAATAAAATCTGAAACGGTTAACTTTGCAAAACTCATTTTAGTTTACTTCTGGTAATATCTGGAAATTGCTATTATCTACTAAAAGTTCCAAATAAACTTCTCTAACGGCATAAATATCTGGATTTTTTGGAATTACAGTAACAAAAATTTCATTATTATCATTACTACCTTTGGTTATTTGTAAAAGGTCTATTCTAACTTCACCTTTCGCAAAATTTATATTTCCAATATTGTCAATTCGTATTATTTTGGTAGCAGTTATCGGATTAATACTATATATTCTAATTGTTCCATCAGTAGTATTCTCAAGATATACGTCTATACCAGGGAAGTTGGCAACCCTAAAAGCAGATGAAACTATATTAGTCTCATCATTGCATTTCTGAAGAAGAGGATTAACAAAACAAAGTAAATATTGAGCATTTGTATTTAATGCTGGTTGCAATCTTTTTCTTAAAGATAAATTAGTCACATTTGATGTAATTGAATCTTCTGATGAATCTATCACAGTGCTTAATTTACTTTTCTTAATCGCACCACCGAATTTATTTAAATTGTTAGTATCACGATATTGTATCAAATTTTGACTTACAGTGTTCTTTATTTGTTCTGGAGTTAAATTAGTACTTGCTGAATTATAAGAAATTCTAGAATCCATCAATATTTCAATAATTGATGGATCAATTATAACAGGAGTTACAGAAGCAACTGTATAGGTTTTTAATTTAGTTAAAATATCTCTTTTAGTTGAATTACTTAATTTAGTTGAATATTTTGGTTTAATAGCAATTTTTACTCTACCATATTCTGGGGGAGATTCAGTCTCACCACCATATACAATAATATCAGCAATAGAAGAATAAAGTTTCTTAGTGATAATTTTATAATCATCTAATGTAACTGCTCTATTCTGTGAAGAGTAGAATTGAGGGGCATTTACCTTAATTTCATCTGAAGACTCAGCATCATCGCCACCTTCACTTTTTGAAACTAAAGTTAGAGTGATGTTTTGAAGAACTCTATTTAAATTCTCATCATATATTTCACCAGAAAATACAAAAGATCTAATATCATTGGCAGAAGATCCCATTGATGAAAGATAGGTAACTTCTATAATTTCGCCATTTTCAAGTTTTCTTCCAATTACGCCATCCCCAAAAACTAATTCATAACGCATGTCAGAAATTTCACGAACAAAAAATATAGTATCAGTTGATTTTACATTTAAGATATTATCAGCTTGAGTATAAGTAGTTAACTTTGATGAAGTAGCAGATTCTCTTACTTTAATTCTTATAGAACTGGTATCAATATTTTGGGTTGTTAAAATAAATTTTTGATTTGAAATAGTATTATCTACTGTAAACTTAAAGTTTAAATATACACCTTCTGTTATCTTAAGTTGATTAATCCCTTCAATATTAGATAAGTAAGAAATATTGTTTATTACAGGAGCAACAATATCCTCTAATATTGAGAATTGATAAGTTTCAGATCTGTTTTCTGAATTTGATGCAATAAAACAGTTGCCTTTTTTTAGAGTTAAAAATTTGGGTACTAACCTTGGATCTATAGCGGCAACAGAAGAATAATCAACCTTTAGTTGAACATATGCATTTGCAGAAGTTCTTGATTTGGGTGTATATCCTAATTGTCTAGCTATTTTTACAATATTGTCTCTTAATGAGGCTGATGTAAGAAAAGTTTCATTAACTGCCATCGTAGTATTGAAGGCAGTATAATAAGTATTATATGCTAATAGATCAAGAATAGACGATAAAGTAGATGATTCAAAATCATAGTCAGTAAAATCTGTATTGCGCCTCAGGTACTCACGCAATGTAATTTTTATATCTGTAAAATCTAAAGAACTGACTTGAGTGAATGCCATTTATACTTTGCTTGAGGAAGTTAAAGACAAATTAACATTATAAAATTTTGGAGAAATGTCTGGTATAGAATAATTAATTTCAATTTCATATGTATTCTCATCATCATTCAAATTTATTGCTATATCTAATAAATTAACTCTAGGTTCATATGACTGAATCAAATTTATAATATTTTCTTTGATGGAACCAGCAGTTACAAAATCAAAAGGTTCAAACAGCAAATCAGGAATACCACTCCCAAAAGTTGAGTTAAAAAACTTTTCACCTTTTCTATAAGAGAAAAGATTTAATAAGGAACGCTTGATAGCATTCTCATTTTTTAGAATGACAAGATCTTTTTTTAAAGGATTTGTCTTAAAAGTAAAGCTCAAGTCCTTATATGATCTTGACGGTTTTAACGCCATTTTTAATAATAGTTTTATTTATTTATCGTCATTCATGCCACCTCTCTACATAATCATCAAAACCACCTTTACCGCCACAAGGTCTTGAATATCTATCTGACGGTGGTTGATTAACATGTTCTTGATTTGTGTTAATTTTTTGGTTATTTGGTAACATGTAATCGGTAATTAACCGATTTGTGCCCCAATTTTGTTTCATAAACTCAACATCACGATCTACTTGGTATTTTGCCATCTGTTTTCTCCTAAAAAGGTTAAACAGAACTTTTTACGGGGTTGCTATCCCGAATTTTTGACCATTTCGTAGTCATCACCAAGAATTTCTCTTAAGTATGCGTCATTCCAGTGGTGATAATATCCTGTTTTTGCTAATTTTTCTCTATTTTTTTGTAAATCTTTTTTATTTTGCATCAAAATAAGGTTATATTTACCATTATTTGACTGAATTCCATTGATGTAAGTGTTATAAGTAGCACAATCTTCTAAAAATATGTAGTCTGGAAACTTTTTATTGTAAAATTCTACCCAAAATTGAATACTAGTTAGGTCAAGATAGTCCTCAACCACATAAAAAACGACATCATACCCAGAAACAGGCATGATGTCCTCTGCTTGACACTCCACATTTAAGGTTTTTGCTTTAGAGGCAAAAGGACAAACTGCAAAACCTTCTAATTCTGGACGAACTTCAGATATTCTTGCAATCCACTCCTGTATATCTGCCTCAATTTGATTCATTTATTGTTTGGATGTACTTGTTCTGCAACTGGTTTACCAGCAACCCATCCAAAAACTTTGGGTTCGGTATCTTCAACTTCAATGGTATCTAATTCATCAACAATATCATCGTTATTTACATCAGTAGTTGCTTGTACAGTCTTTTTACGTGCCATTAGTTTCCCTGTCCTCGGTAACGTTTCTTTGCTCCATTACGTGAGCTTGCACTGTATTTAGTATGCTTACCAGCTCCCTGACGACTTTTTTTAGGTTTAGATTCAATTACAACTTTATTAGTGAGTGAAGGACGCTTTGCCATGGTTTATGAAGTACGACAATCTATATTGTAATGCTCTTTAAAAAATTTGTCAAGTAGTTATTACAACTCTAGAACTATAACCATTACCACCAGCATTTCCTCTGTTTGGATCATTAACTCCACCTTCAACAGTGTTTGCAAATAATCTAGTTTCTCCACTGGAAACTAGTGAACCATTTATATAACCAGATCCACCACCACCTCCAGAAGCGTTTCTAGTACCCTGACCAAAGTCATTTCCACCGCCGCCACCACCACCACCGTAGTAACCACCGCCACCACCGCCGCCGCCACCAGCATTTGGATAACCACCTGTTTGTCCAGCGCCACCAGAACCACCCTGTAAGGCGCCACCCGAACTTCCTCCAGCGGATCCGCCACCGCCGCCACTATTTTGTGTACCTCCGCCGCCGCCAGTTGAACCAATTTGCGAATCAGAAGAACTAGCACCTGAATTTCCAGAAAGACCACCGCCATGACCGCCAGCAGATGAACCATGACCAAATCCAGTTCCTCCAGCTCCACCAGCCATCATAATGGCATTTCCTTGAGTAATACTAGTTCCAGAAAATAATCCTGCATATCCTCCTCCATTTTCTCTACTAGGCCATCCAGAACTAGAACCAGCACTGCCATCACCAGCATTTAATCTTACACTATAAGTATTTCCATTAGTAAATGATACATTACCATAAGAATATCCGCCAGTACCGCTGGACCTTCCCTGACCCCACATTTTTACAGTGCGTGAAATAGTTCGCAATGCAGTTAATGTATAGGTAGTTGAATTGCTTCCATCTAAAATTAATGGTCCATCCATAATTAAAGACCAGTTTGTTTTACCAGCAATAGCAGGAGAAATTTCAAAATCGTACCCATATGTCAATACAAAAATAATTAATCCATCTTGACCACTTCTACCTGCCTGATATCCTCCAGCACTAGCTACAAAATCATTCCATAAGGTTCCAATTCCTCCTGGATTTGCACCACCAGCAGCTCCACCAGCGCCTGGAGCCGATATAATACTAGTATCCGATGGACCCAAATATGCAGTATCA